GTAGTTTGCCGTGGCCTCGTCCACTTCAGTGATGGCTTGAGACTCTTTCCGCCAATTGAAGTGGCGACCAGGAATTGTCAGGAGGTCCTTATCGATAGCGGCAATGACCCGCTCTTCCTTGGGGAACCCACTGACCATAGTCGCGATGATGCCGCAAGTATCGTCTGCCTCGATGCCATCCTTCAGGTTCGTCGGGAAGGCCTCGACCACCCACATACGCATGGCGTCAAACAACAACGGTCGACGAGCGCTCGTGTCCCGAGCCGCCTTGTACTCAGGCCACACACTCCGCCGGAAGTTGTTGTCCCGGTTGGCGTGCGTGAGGCAGAGGACGTAATCAGTCCCGCCGCAAGCCCGGAGGATCGAGTCGACGCTGGCCTTGAAGTCTTCCTGCGCCTCTTCGATGTTGGCCGTGTGGGTGAACAGACCGGGCTCCCACTCGACGCCCTTCTCGGCACGGTAGGCCGCCTCGTATACCAAACTGTCAGCGTCAATGATTATGTACATTTGTTCTCTCCCGGTACCACGTTCTTTTGAGGTACAGTTTACATTCGGTTCGTTCTTCCACAAATTCAAACAAGACCAAGGCGCAGGCCGTCTCCCCACCCATGCACCCACCAATATACTTGGGGCATGGGATGGGGGTCGCACAGCCAGTAAGCCACAGCATCAAGATCAATGCGTATCTGCCCACGATGTTCCCACCTTGTACTCACCATCGAGGGCGACGTTCAGATTGTAGTACGTACCGGCGTCTCGGATCGCAGCCACCATCGCCGCGCCCACCGCCTCTGCTGCCTCGGGCGGGCACTCAACCTGAAACTCATCGTGTACCCACAGCACGATCTTACCTCCCAGCTCCCGTATCTCGGGCGCCGCCGTGGCCATCGAACGCTTCATGATCACAGCCTCACCCCCTTGGAGGAGCATGGCCAGCGCGATGTGGTCGGAGCTGATGGGGATCTGTCGACCGTCGAGTGTCTTGAGGAATCCGTCATCAGCACGGGACGCAAGCATCTCGCCCAGCTCGTTGAAGCCTGCCATGTTGTCGCCGAATCTCTTCAGAGACTTCGCACCCAGCCGCCTAGCAGCCGACGCAGCCGGTGGGCGCTCGGACACAATGCCCTCGTCGTACGCCTGCTGGAGGTCAGCATGCACCGTCTGGCCCAGCTTCCCCGCGCCTGCCCCGAAGAGCCGAGCGTAGATCCACGTCTTTGCGTTGGCCCGGTAGCGGAGGCCGATGGCCTTCTGGTTGTAGGCGTGTACATCACCAGTCTCGCACTGGCGGGCGAACGAGCCATTGTCCAGCGGGGCGAGGTAGTGACCGAGGATCCGTAGCTGCAGACCCGAGGCGTCAGCGCCGACCAGTACCTGACCAGGTTTTGGTATGAAGAGGGAGCGACATGCCTTGCCCAGTTTGGAGCGGGCCGGGACGTTCCCGAGGTTGGGCCTCGAATGCGCCGCCCGTCCACTCACCGTACCGGTCGGATTCACTTTGCCGTTGAGGCGGCCTTTCAGTTCGAGCTTGAGCCAAGCACCTGTGCCCTCGCTGAGGTAGCCAATGATCTTCTTGATCTCTTGGTACTCCGAGAGCAGCGCAGCCTCGGGCCACGGGAGGTCGCGGAGGATCTCGGCCGTCACCTGCACCTTGCCCGAGGGCGTGTAGTGCTTGGGCTTCCAGCCACGCAGCTTGATCAGACGGTTGGCTATGTGCTCGGTCGATGCCGGGTTGAATTCTTCCAGCTTGCACTTGATATAGCTCTTGCCCTTCACCATCTGGTCGGCCTCAACCTGCTGGCCGTTGATGTACTCGAAGTGCTTCCGCTTCTGCGTCCGCTTCGGCGTAGCCTTCCCGTTCGGTGCGACCCACGAGGGGAAGATCCCCATCAGCTCCGAGGCTATCTCGGCGCGGCGGGCGGCCAACGAGGCGGCCAAATCCTGGGCCGCGCCCACGTCGAACTCGACTCCGTTCTTCCGCATGTCGCGGCAGATGATCGCGACTTGATTCTCAAGGACGGCGGCCGGCGTGGGGATGCGGCTGGCCAGTAGCTCGAAGAGTTGACAGTTGGAGCCCACGTCCTGTACGCAGTAGTCCAACATCTCCTGCGAGAAGGTCTCCCACCCACCGGTGTAGTCGGCCTTCGGGCAGTCGAGGCGGAGGCCCCAAGACTTCAACGAGTGGGCGCCGGGGCGTAGATCGTCGCGCAGGTCGGGGCGCTTCTTGAGGAAGGACAGGTCCTTGCTGTGCAGGGTGCTGCCCGGGTAGATCGCTCGGCTCATGACCAGCGTGTCGAGGACGCGGTCTGGGGGAGTGAGAAGTCCGAATCGTGCCATGACCGGTAGGTCATACTCCACGATGTTGTGGCCGGCGAGCGTGAAGCCCTCCGCTATGAACAGGCCGAGAGCCTCAGCCATGTCGGCTGCGCCCTCGTTCCCGATGAAAGTCTGTGCTGGTCCGCGTGTCCAGACCGGACCCGCTTGGGTCAGCATCTGCAGTACGCCACAGTGGACGTCGACGGTAGCCGTGTCGAGACCCGTGGTCTCAAGGTCGAACATGATGATCTTCATTGGTCTCTCCTGCCCTGTTCCGTAGGGCTAGTTTGGTCAGGCCGGGGGAATCGAACCCCCGCCCACTCGTACGATACCATCGTCCTCAGTGGGGCAACCCGTGCGCCGGCCATCGACTAGATGATGAACGCCCTGACCACGATCACGAGGACCGCGCACATGAACAGGCGTTCAACGATTTGTGTTTTGATTCCGGTTCCGGGGCCGCGCATTAGTTAGCCACTCCCGTCGGTCCCGTGAAGGGACCTATCGACTCGTTGCTTTGCATCTTAAGATGGGCTCGCTGAACCTCGACGGCACCCTCGATCTCCACCAGTTTCACTAGGCTCCTAATCATCAAGGCCATCGAGTGGCAGAATCTTTCTCGGCGTACGAATCCGGCTTCCTTGGAACCATACAGCTTGATGAAGTCCAATAGCTGCTCAGAAGTAACTGACATTATCATTATCTCCATCAGCGGTCTCCGGGGACCACGTGGTCTCCGACATCCTGCCTGTTTCGTTGTTGAATTCAAGCACCCCGGCGATTCCGAGGTCCCCCGAGAACCTGTTTTTCAGTACTCGTATGGTTGTCTGGTTCTGCTCGCGTCCCTTCGCCTGCTGGTCGCGTTCGAGGGCGATCACGATGTTACTGATCTGCGCCACCGCACCAGAGGACCTGATGTCTTGAAGGCTGATCTTCCCTCCCTCCTCGTGGGGTGTCCCGCCCGCCTTCCGAAGGTGGGAGACCACGTGGAGGCCAATGTTCAGCTCGGAGGCGAGGCTCCGTAGCTGTGTACAAAGCTGGTCGAGCCGCTTACGCTCGTCGCCTTCGGCCGCAGTGCCGGAGATCATGATGGACAGATGGTCCAGTACGAACCATCGGATGCCCAAAGCCACGGCCATGTACCTGATCTTTGGGAGCAGGATCTCACCGGCGACACTTCCGAAGTGATCGTAGAAGGCAAACCCCTCCAAGATCCCGCCCGCGGCGGCGATCTCCTCATCCGACACTTTACTGCGTACATCTGGAAGGTGCAGCCGCTTGTTCATTTCGAGGCTTACGAAGCCCTCGGCCGACGTGCGGTTTGCCTCTTCCAGTGATATTACGCCGACCCTCTCGCCGTGTGCTGACCACAGATTCATGGCCACCTCTCGTAAAACCTGGGATTTGCCAGTGCCCGTACCGGCGATCCATGTTACCACCTCGTCCATACGCTGACCGTAGGTCAACCGATCAAGGCATGACCATGGGTAGCTGATACCCTGCTCGGGCTTAACGATGATGGCCTCCAGAAGCTCGGTACCCTCGACGATCCCCTCCGGTCGGAAGGGCTTGGCCTTGAACGGCACCTCGTACAATTCTTTTACTCCGCCAGTACTGAGCAGTACTTCATTCGGATCCTTCTTCGAGAGGATGCCTATCCGCGCCTTGCCCGGGCTCAGTATTGCAGCGCACTCTTCGGCGGCTGCCTGCCCGGGTTTGTCCATGTCGAAGAGAAACACAACCTCGTCGAAAGACTCACAGAATTCTACGTTCTTCTCGATGGCCCGCTTGGCCCCGCCGGCCCCGTTTGGTACCGACACCACTGGCCACCTGCTGTCCGTTGCTTGTGCGTAGGACAGGCAGTCGATCTCTCCTTCTGTGATTACCAGCCTCTTCTGGGGAGCCCAGAGGGACTGGCCGTAAAGTTGGCCCTCGGAGGTACCGACCCAACTAAATGCCTTGTTCGCGCCGCGTAGCTTCTGCGCTCCGGCGTACTGTGCGACTTGTACCGGTTGGCCGCGGTACTCACCGATACCATACTTGAATTTGCGACACGTGTCCTCGCTGATACCGCGGTGGGGCAGCGCTACATAGTCAACATCGATCATGGGAACCCTCGTCTTCTGCGGGGCGCAAGCGGTTCCTTCGCTGTCCCCATGGTCATAGTACCCACAGCCCTGCCCGAAGCAGAAGCCATGCCCATCATCGAAACGGCCAAGGTTATCCTTTGAGCCGCACTCGGGACAGGGTTCCCTGCCGACGAGCTGACTGTCGCTCATTACAAATGCCTCCGAGAAAGCCAAGTGTTTAGTAGTAACAAGCCTAGGATCACGAGCCACATCATCTCATCGTTCATGCCACCAACCTCACGGCAAGGCATATTAGAGTGAGCAGGATCGGCAGCGCGATCAGGTAGACTAGAAACTTCTTGTCAGAAGCCAAGTGATTACTCCTAAATGCACGAGGGTCGCGGCAGTGTAGCCGATTATGTACTCGCGGCCGTCCCGAAGAGTATCCAAAACGCGGGCCTTGGCCCAATACTCGTTCGCATAGGGGTCGTATGAATTATTCACCCAAGCCTTTGACCAAGACCTACTACCACTCGAAACCCAACACACGGGATGCTTCCGATTTTCTGGAGGCAACTGTTTGAATTCCCGCCATGTCAGGAGCAGGCCCAAACCAACTAGGCCACAGAAGAATCCCATCAAAACATGAAGCGCCGACTCGACCTTACTCATCTAACCACTCCTTTGGTATCGCCTTGTGCGCCCACCGGTAACCACGTTTGTCACACCATGCGGCGTACGTGGTCTTGCTCTTCTTCGAGATCCGCGCACTCGCATTCGAGAAGACAAATCGGAAGTCAAGGTCAGGGTGCTGTGCTATCACGCGCTCCATCTTCTGCCGGTCTGCCACCAGGAACCTCCCCTTCGTCTCGACCACGATCGTGTGGCCTGACGAGGTCTGCACCCAGAAGTCCGGTGTGTACGTGTGCTGGGTCGCGGGCTTTGTCCATGCCAGCTTTCGAGGCTCGTACTCGAACGGGACCCCAGCGGCCGTGAGGGCGGCGGCGATGCCATCCTCAAGACCACTGCGGAACCCGTGCTTCAGCGCTGTCTGCCGCACTGTAAGCGATGCCATTAGAACGTGGCCGCATCCAGCTCGGCAGCGCTCGGATCGACAGGCTGGGGTGTCTCTTCGGTAGCCACCTCACCCGAGAAGCCCCCCGCGACAACGTCGAAGACGGTATCAGTATTCACGCCGCCGCCGGGTCCGACCAATTCGATGACCTGAACGGCCGCGAGCTTGAGGGACAGGTAGGTACCTGTGGGCATGAGAGTGAACTGGAGAAAGTAAGCAACCTGAATCAGGGAGCCGCCAAAAATCTCACCGGAAAATGGCTTGCGGTTGGCGTCGACGATCTGGGGGGAGACCTGAATCTCCTTACCCTTGACCGACTTGGTGCCCTTCATCTTGAACGCAGCCCGCCGCCAAGCATCGCCCTTGTACTCGCCGTCCTTGACGATCTTGTTCGTCGGCGCCTTGTCGGTGCCGATCTCTGCGTGCGCTGCGGTCAGCGTCTCGGCGGCGTTCGCCTCGACAATCGCCCAGATATCGGGGTTCGCCAGCACGTCGAGGTCGACGCCGTACGAACCAAAGCGGTCCACTTCCGCGAGGTGCGGGAAGGTTGCGCGAAAGGGCGCAGTTACGAACGTGGCGCTCTTGTAGATTTTCACATCAGCCATGGTACTGGTTCTCCACTATTGCGGGATTGATGCCCGCGTTGTTTAACCCGATTTTCGTATCGACGCTCAGGATTCCGTCGTCCTCCAAGTCGTCGAACGCCCTGTTCAACCACTTCACCTGTGCTACCTCATCCATCAGGTAGCTCAGCTTCCAAGTATGCCTCGATCGCCCGCACATAGGCAGGCTCCACACCCCGCGCTCGGCGGATAACCTTGTCGGCCACGCCCAGCACCTCTCGCGGATCTAAACCAAACCTGGCGCACACCAGCAGGAAATTTATAGCCACGCTGTGTACTGTGTCTCGGGGCGTAATCCCCGGTTCCCCCGGGTCCTTGCGGGATATGCGATCCACCCACGCGAACGCAATCTGCTGGATATTTCGCCAGCTCACGTCGTACAGGTCACTCAGTCGCATGGTTTCCTCCTTGCTCAGGGACCGATAGCGTGCAGAGCCTGCGCTCCCTGATCTTTGCGTACACCGCGTCCGCCACACGATACATCTCGGCGGGGGTCGCGTTGTTCTTCTGTTGGTTGCATCGGTTGCACAGAACCCAGATGTTCCGGGGGTGGTAGCCCTGACGTGAATCTATGCGGTCGAGCGAAGGGCTGCTATCACTGGCGCTGCCCACCCCACCGTTGCTTACCTTCAGCGCTGTATCACAGATAGGGCAAGCCTCTGGGATAAAAATATCCTTGGCCTCGATAGTGAGGGGTATGTTCTTCCGGCGTGCGCGGGTCTTGGCGCTGTACACCATCTGTGATTCAGTACGTACCATAGCGCCTCCCTCGGCTGAAACAGGAAGAGGCCAGCCCCCAGTACCTCCGGGGGCCAACCCCTAACACCGTCGCAGACCGGTGTATTATTATGTCTGTTTTACTTCTCTGAGTAGTGGTACACAGAAGCACACCCGCGGGTTTAAGCAAAGAAAAACTCCGCCGACGCCACCTCTTCTAGGTCGAAAGAGCCCATCTCAGGCGCCGGCCCGATCTTGTCCCCATTGACCAGACCAAGAGCCATGCGCTCACCCAGCTCGGACAGTGGGCTAGAGTCCCTGTACATGGCGATGAATTCCTCTCGCAGAATGCGACTCATCATCTGCACGTCGCCGGCGTGGGTGCCGAAGGAGTCATGCACCATGGCCCAGCTCATCGGCCCCCCCGCCTCAAGCTCACACGCCACCACTGTCAGCATAAGGTGGGCTGCATCGTACGAATGGACGAAGTTGGGGGTGATGCTGCTGCGCTGCTTTCGCTTGTCGAGCCTGGGCGTGGTCTCGGCAAATCGCAGGCGTATCCGACCCATAAGGTGGGTGTTCACCTCGAACGAGGTGGTCATCGCAATATCCTGCACCACGGGCAGGCCGGCAGGAGTAGTCCACGTGACTGCCTGCTCCTCCTTACCCGCCACCTGTGCAATGTTCTGAAGGTATTCCTTTGCCGACTGGCTGGCCTGCACCGTCTCGCCGATGGCCTCGTAGATCACCTTCGCGATCCAGTCCGCCGTCTCCCATGGCTTCGGGCCCCAGCGCAACGTGGGCTCCAGACGGATCGTGTCTTGCAGGATCATCTCCTTCATCCCGATCGACGTGGCACCGTAGGGTGTGGTCATCACCGGGCGCTTCACGAGAGAGCGCGTGATCCCGTACTCCTTCCAGATACCAGCCATCTCTGTGTCGACCGCGGTCGCCTGCGGGCCCGAGATCCTCGCGGTCACTGCTGCGGCCACGACACCATAGATGTCCTGCTGTGGTGCGGAGGTCATGTTGGTAGCGTGGGCCCCCTTCGGATCTCGGAGCATGGCAGAGAAGTGCTGGATCCCGTTAGCCGACCCATCCATACCGACGGGAAGATGCGACACAAACTCTGGGCTCTCACCGCCTGCCACGTACGCCGCCCACTCCAGACAGAAGGCGAGAAACTGCCAAGGTTTCGTCCCGCCGTCGGCCTCCGACCACCATTGGCATCCCAGAGGATCGGACGCGCTCCCCAGGATCTCCGCCTCATGCTCCATCACCCAGTCTACGCGATCGGCGAGCGGGCCCTTGTCTATGCCGAAGGTATTCGCCCCGTGAACTGCCAACCAGTAGGCACCCATGTACCCGAGAGGTCTACCATCAGAGAAAATAAGGAGCCCCTTCGCCAAATCGTTAGACTGTGGGTTGAGCTGTGAGGGCACCGCGTACGCTCTGCCCCGGTAGTCCACCTGTTGGGGAAAGTAAATCGCCGGTTCGGCGCGTAGCTCGCGGGCTACCGACATGATCTGGAGGCACTGGGTGGTCTTCGAGCGGCGGACTGCCTCGCCGTTGAACCACGTCCGGCGGGCGACCTTGTACGATTGGAGTGTGCCCTTCTCTTCATCCGTCAGTTCCGTTCCCATAGGCGGCAGGCTGGGCCGCATGGGCTTTGTATTGTCCGCGAGTATGGGAAGACCGGCGATCGTCGAAGACACCGCACGCAGCAGCTCAGCGGCTACGAGCACATCCTCGTTTATCGACCACGCTGTGCGTTGGATGGCGTTGACCGCCTCGTACACAGTGGGCATAGCCGTGGCCGAGAGGCGCTTGTGGTCTGCGCTCTTCCGGGTCTTCATCAGGGTCATAGGAATAGTGTAGTACCCGCCGTTGTCTGGCGTGGTCCAGTCGCATGGGGGCACCAGCATGGG